TTCTTGCCAATGAGCTTTCCATAGTGAATCGAATAAATAACTCGGCTGTATTCAGCGTAAACTTTTGCTTCTTCAAATTTTAGAATCTCGATTGCTCTTTCCATTTCGGTTCCCTTTCGTTGCCCCGGCCTTTCCGGTTAGTAATAGCTAACCATAGATTTTCGGGAATTTTGACAAATTTTGGCAAATTTCTAAAGATTTCGAAGGATTGTTACCAAACTGTTACAATTTAGGGGAGTCCGAACGGGTGTTCGATAGATTTGCGGGCGTAGAATGCCCGTAGAAGCCTTTTTAGGCGTCGGGTAGAGTGTTTACCCGTATCAAAGCCCCGGGACGCCTAGCGTCCGCGTAGAGCTTCGTAGCAGTTAGGCGAACAACCCTTGAATCGTCTACGTAGACTACGCCCGTGAGTGAGTCCCCAACGCTGCGCAAGAGCTTATCGGTGTCCGGCATAACCGAAGGATACTTTCGGGTGGCAGTCTTGGGCCGGGGCAGGTAGAAGATCACGGAAAGTTCCAGCGGTTCGTCTAGCAGTTCCCAACCGTCCGGGATTGCGTCCATAGCTGCGAACGCTACGGCGTTTCTCCAAGTCTTGTGCTTCGAAGAATTGACTTGAACGATTCGCCCGTTTATTACTGAGTGAGAACCTTGGGAAGCCGGGTCGCCTGCTACGTCTATAAGAATCTCACGCATACTGGCGCCACGCTTCGGAGATTCCTGCCCAAAGATAAAAGCAACCGAAGACTAGCCCGACGACGTGTAGGAAGCCGGAAGATTCGGAAGCAAACTCCACGAATAAGATTCCGGACGCCGACGGGACTAGCCAACGGAGAAACACTAGAAGGGTAGCTCTTCGTGAGTAGGGGTCATAGCTGGAGCTTCTAAGCCGTCTAGTTTGATCGTTGCGAAGTTAATAGACAAGTTCACTACGGTTTTGTCTTCGCCTTCTTTGTTCTTGTAGTTTCCGATTGCCGCCGAAAGAAGTCCGCGAGCGGAAACTTTCTGCCCGACTTGAAGGCTGGTCGTCGGAGTGTCTAGCCAAGCGGTGTATCTTGCGTCGCGCTTTTCGCCGTCTTTGCTTTTGAATGTTTCTAGAATCTGGACGCCCTTGTTTTGAAATACCAGACCGACGATTTCGCCCTTTACTTCGATTGTTGCCATTTAGTTATTACCTTTCGTTTTTTTCTACCCTAACAGTTAGCTAGGACTTTTTTATATGCTCCGGATTACAACAGTCCGAATGACCGCAGTTCCGAATTCCAGGGAGAACTGGGTTCCCCTCGAAGATTGGTTGGGTGAGTGTTGCCGGGTCGAACTCTCCCTGCCACGGAAGACACTTGGTATTGCCATACTTGACGATATGAGATTGCCCCATTCGGCAGTCTGAGCAACGAACGCCCGTCTTGGGGTCGTCGAGCTTGACGCGCCAAATATGCCCGCAACGGTTACATATCGCTTCGTTATCCTCCACCGCATTAGAGTATCAGCCCTTTATTAGCCCGGCTTGAATCGCTGCGTTTCGACAACAAGGCCCGCAACTTAGAATCCCGATACCGTGAGCGCAGATTGGTTGGGGAGTTCCCTTCCGTTCTTCGGTGTAAGAAGTCGCCCGGGTTGCTTCAGCTTTTCTTTTTTCCTTGATTCGAAGTGCGTAGGCGATAACGTGCTTCGCTTCTACGTAGCTTATGGATTCGTCCCGCTGGGCTTCGATCACCGCAGTTTTAGCCGCTGCGAAGTCTAGGTAGCCAATTAGATCAAACCAAACTTGGAGCTTCTCCGGGCTTAGTTGTCTGTTATCTATTGCGCTTAGGTATTCCATTAGCTCTTTGAGTTCGTTCTTAGTCATTAGCCCATTCTTCCAGCGCTTTTGAATCGGTTGTCTTTCGTTTTGGAAGTGGCCCATTATTCCAAGCTTCGGCATTCAACCAAGTGGCCGGGTTCTTTATGAATTGCTTGTCCGGAAGATTTGGGTCTTCGGCATAACCTCTGGCGGCGTCCACTACTAAAGCTAGGTCTTGGGTCTTTGCGGCCTTTCTGAATGCCCGTCGAGCTGCGCCCTTGTCTGTCTTCTTCGGGTAAAGGTTCCAAAAGGCTTCAAAGTGAATTTCGATTGAATCGCTATATATTCTCTCGTTGTTCTTTAAGTTGTTGTTCTTTAAGTTGTTGTTCTTATGTAGCGGATTGTCCTGCGTAGGGTTATCCAACGTAGGTTCGGCCGTAGGGTCTTGGGTTGTGTAGGCGTAGCCACCTAGATATCCTTTTTCGGTTCTTTCTCGGTCTTCTGAGCGCATTAGATACCCAGCTTCTAGCAGTTCGTTTATGAGCGTCCGGATTGCGTCGCGTCCGACTCCGTTGGAGTGTCCTAAAGATTCTTGACTGATGCGCCAGCCCGGAGCGTGAGAAAGAAGCTGCGCAAGTAATCCTTTTGCGCCTAATGAGATTCGAGCGTCCCGAAGCCACGCGTTAGGTATCTGCGTGAAGTGATCGTCGAACGAATGGTGTCCCCTAATGAGCGGCATATTTCCCTTTCCTTGATTGTCCGATATTAGCGAACAATTCAGCTCTTACGGTTTTTCCGCAGGAGTCCTACCAAAGTTATCGTCCAACAAGAACCAGCCGTCCCAAAGACGCACCGGAGTTTCTGCCGGGTCTTCGTGCGAATAGAGCTTCCAACCTAGCGTCCGCGCCTTAGCTGCGAATCCAGACGCCGCTTCCATTAGCCCGTTTGAGTAGGAACAAAAAACAATAATGTTCGACGGGCGATTGCGTTCTTTACTTCCACCCATTCCACGGTTTGCGCGGTGTTGGGGAATAAGCTCCGGGCCAGTTGTTCCGCAACAAGGGCAAGCCTTATCCCGGTCTAGGTATTTTTGGAACTCTTTTTTATTCATCTTCCCACGGGTCATACTTCTTCGCGGGTAGGTCTAAGCCCGTCCCGGAGTAGTCTGCGGAGAATCCAATAGTTGAAGAACTGTCCGTATCTCGAAAGTTTAGAATTTCTTCTGGAGTCGGAGGTGGGCAGGTGTGGCGACGAATCCAATTCTTGTACAGTTGGGTAGCTTCTTCCCCGGACGCTTGAAATACTGCGCCGCAAGAACACTTTTCCCGAATTTTCATTAGCCGCCACTCTCCCGCCCATTAGTCTAGCTCCGCCATTGGAGTTCTACGTTTCGGCTAATAACGGCGGTCATTGTCGCCGTATCGGATAGGACTTTCATCTTCATTTTTACCCGGTTGAACTCCGCCCGGGCTAGGTCTGCCCTTAGCTTTTCGTCCACGGCTTGTAGTTTTGCCACGGCTTGACGATCAGCTACGGTTCCCTGACTATTGAGAAAAGAAAGAGAAACGGACTTGTCATAAGTTGCTTCTGCGTCCGCTAGTTTTACTTCCGCGTCATAGAGAGCCGAAGCTCCCTTCTCCATTTCCTTACTTATGCGTTGTAGTTCTTCGACAATTTGGCCCGGGGTTTCCATTAGGCTAACCCTTCCGCCATTGTCTTGATAGCTTCTAGAACTGCGTCGTCTGCCTTAGCAGTCTTCGCTTCGGAGTAGAGCAACCGCAACTTGTCGATATCTTTAGCGTTAGTTAGTTCGCCAGCTTCGTAAAGCCACGCACGAACCGGGAGCTTGGGAGTTTGACCGCGGGCTACCTTTTCCATTTCTTGTTTTGACGGGCCTTTAGAGCCGCCTAAAGCCCAACGCAAACTTCTACCAAGAGCTGAAGTACACGCATTTTCTAAAGCTGAAGTTTTGTTAGCCATTCCCACGCCGTCTACTTCGAAAGCCCATTCGGTAGCTTTTGGAAGTTCGCGTTCTTGATCTTCAGCGTTTAGGTAAACCCTAGCTTCGACAACCCAAGTTCCAACCGCTCTATCTTGCGGTGTTGTGTGATTGACAATTACGCACCTAATATCTGGATACTCCGCTATTGCTCTTGCGTGTCTTTCCTCGACTGTTTCGTACTCGTTTAGATTGAATTGTGCCATTTTCATTTCCCTTTCTTTTCGTTGTGTAGGTAAGGATTGCCCATTCCGCGAGCGCGAAGACTGATCGCGTGTTCGCCGTAGACGAATCCTTTCTTCTTTCCGCCCATAGCTTTCATAACGCGGCTCTTAAGTTCGGTGAGCTTTTTCTCAGCCTTCTCGAACGTGCTTAGGGCTTCAAAGTAGTGAAGACCTAGTTCGTCTAGGTGTTCTTCTCCGTCTTCGATTTTAGGATTCATAGCCCGGATAGTTTCGAAGGTCGAATTGCTTCCGTCCCAGTCCGGCATTTCAACCTTTAGAACTGATTCCCTGAAGCGGTAAGCGGCGGCAATAAGTGAAGACGCTTCAAAGGAATCCCATTCAATTTCGAATTCTTGATAGCTGGAACCTGCTAACGCTACCAGCGTTGCTTCTTGAATTCCAAAGACATTCATATACCAAAGAACCTGCGCCCGGTAATGCTGCGGAACTTCGCTCCAGTAGTCCCGCGAAAACTTCACTTCAATAATTCCCCAAGTTCCGTCTGCCTTCTTGTAGAGCGCGTCCGGGTTAGCACGTTGCCACGGGAATTCTTTATGCGCCCAAGTTCCGGTCGTGAAGATTTCGTATTCTGGGTGTTCTTCGGCAAAGATTTCTAGGATTGGGGCTTCTAGCTTCGTGCCCAAACGCATAGCCATAGACGGTTCGAAGTCGTCTGGAATTTGTTGGGTCTTCTTTGCCCATTTTGTTATAGGTGATTCCCACGGACTTAGCCCGGCGATTGCTCCAATATCGGAACCGCCGACGGCCCCTTCTTCGTTGCGTAGATCGTGCCAGTCTTTAGAGCCGGATTCAAAGTTGCCTAGAAGAACGGCGTCGCCTAATTCCTTTAGTTCTATTTCCCCTTTTATCATTTTTCAGATTCCTTTCAATCTGGGTCTTACGTTCGGTAAGGTCTAATTTATGACTACCCTACGACAATTACTTGGGATTGAGAGAAAATACCTAGAACTCCACGAAGCTATCCGGGAGCTGGGTTCCGTCGAGTGCGAAGAGCTGCCGGACGTGTTCTTTGCGCAGGAGGCTAACCGGGAATCCCAAAGGCTAGTCGAAAGTATCGCAAAAGGAATCTGCGAATCCTGCCCAATTCAAGTGCTATGCCGAGACTACGCCCTTTCAACCCGGGTAGCCGGGATTTGGGGCGGCACTACCGAAGCGGAGCGTTATTCAGCGTCGGGGACGTAAGAGATAGCAAGAGCGGAGCTACCCATAGCTAGGAGAGCTGCGGCGACGTTTAGAATCTGAGCGCCTAGTTCGGTAGTGATTGTTCCCAAGCTAATCAGTAGCGGAACGGTTGCGGCGATAATTGCGTATATCCATTTTCTTACGGCTGGCTTTAGATCGAACATTATTCTTCTTCTTTCTTGTAAAGGTTTACGTCTTCAAAGGTAGCAGACGCGGTATACGCTGTAAGGATAATTGAGATAAGCGCCACTCCACCTACGACAAGCTGGACGGATACTTCTTTGTCAAAAAAGAAAGTCCCCATTCCGAAAAGAATCATAACGAACCCCAAGCGGTAACCTCCATAGATTAGCTTCCGGCGATACTTCCAAGACGGGCCAGAAGTGTCTTCGCCTTCTTGCTCTCGCAGAAGCATTAGAGCGTCAAAGATTCTCACTTTAGTTTATCTAGCGCTATTTGGGTTTTGATGTAGCTAGTCGGTTCGGTGAAGCGGGTTCCGTTGTTTGTGTAAACGTAGCGCTTCCCGCGCTGAATCTCGAAGTGAAGGTGTGGCCCGGTAGATTCTCCGGTGTTCCCGGACTCCCCTAGTTTCTCACCTTCTAAAACTACGTCCCCAACTTTTATTTCTGCGGCTTGGATAGAACCCTTTTTCAAGTGATAGTAAGAAGAAGTAATCCATTCCTTGTTTATCTTGTGGCTGAGTCGAACAATATATCCAGCTCCCCCGGGTTCGCCATTTGGAAACTTGATCGTTGAAGGCCCGGCATAGATTACTTTTCCAGCGGCAATAGCACGAACCGGGCGACCGATTTCAACGGCATAATCTACGCCGTTATGGTGCTTACGGATTTTCTCGATTGGGTGGAATCTCCAACCATAAGGCGAAGAGATTTTTGGAATTGGTTTGTCGAATGGATAGCGCATAGTTCTATTTTACCAGTAGAGAAAAG